GCCACCATCCGCGTCTTAGATGGGATGGTACGCGCAGCAAACAACAGATCAGCGCCTATCCTTACAGCTATCCGCGCAGCACTATAGACCAACCAACGGCCCGCAAGGGCCAACCAAATTAAAGGCAGAACATTATGTTTACATTCGCAATAAGCAACCCTTGTAACATCCCTGAGATTAAAACAATAGTTAAACAGGTGAAAACAAAGAGGTGGGCCAATCAGCACACAAGTAAGCTAGATAAGTATCGAGACTTGTTTACTAACGCTGGTCGTGACAATAGACAAGTGACAGGCGGCATGCTTCACGCGGCTTATGGTGTCAACATTGGCGAACAAGTACTGGCCCAACTAACAGATGATAATCTAATTGTCATACGCTCGAATATCTTAGCTTGAATAGTTGCTTTATAGTAGCCATTCGCATAGAGTGGCTACCATTAAAACAATTTAAACAACCAAACAAGGTGACACATTATGATTAAACTATCTAAACCCAGCAAAATGCCTTGCAAGTCGTGGTCTCTTGAAGCTCTCGACACTTGTCCAGCTTCAACTGACAGCAAGGGCGACCTAGTGCCCGCCTGTATTGGTTGTTACGCTACGGACGGCAACTATAGGTTCCCAAATGTTAAGGCCCCACGGGTAAGCAATAAACAAGATTGGAAGCGAGACGAATGGGTACAGGATATGGTCGGAGAGCTGGATACAGAGCGCTTCTTTAGATGGTTCGATAGTGGTGACCTGTACAGTCTAGGACTAGCAGAAAAGGTGCTGCAGGTCATGCAAGCGACTCCGTGGTGCAAGCACTGGTTACCTACTAGGATGCACAAATTCGACAAGTTCGGACCAGTGTTGGCCGCTATGGATTCTCTCGACAACGTAGCTGTTAGATTGTCCAGTGACGGCGTAAACGGTGAAGTAGTAGAAAATGCCCGCAATAGTTCCACCATTATCCAGACAATCAGCCACAGCAATCCGGCGTTGTCAGTGTGTCCTGCAGGTGACCAAGACGGTAAATGTAAGAAGTGTCGCCAGTGTTGGAATAAAGATATTAAAGTAGTGGCCTATATTGCCCATGGGCGTAAAATGGCCAAACAATATAAAAACCTAATCGCCGTAGGAGGCTAAACCAATTTAAACAACCAAACAAGGTATAACATTATGATAATCCAAACATTAAACGAGAATGATTTTCGACAGGCTTTTATAAACTACAATAGAGACCGGCAGTTCACCTATGACGCACTGACAGCATTGTTTCAATGGCTGGAAGAATTAGCAGAAGATACTGGCACACCTTATGAGCTAGACGTTATAGCCTTGTCGTGTGAGTTTACAGAGTACAGCGACCTATCAGAGGTGCAGGATAATTACTTCAGCACAGAGATTAGTAGCATTGACGACCTACGCGACCACACCATCGTTATAGAGTTTAATGGCGGCCTAATAATTCAGGACTTTTAAGAGGGTTATAGCATGAGCAATTACAAATCAGCAATAGACAGGTTAAACCGGTGCGAGTCACTGGGCGACATAGACCGCGCATTACAGGGTTTTAAGCGAGTGCATCAGGTCGGGCATTTAACTGATAGCGAGCTTCAGCGCTTAGACTCAAAAGCATTTGATATCATTTTAGAGTGGCAGGAGGTAACACTATGACAGGCCCAGACTATAGAGAAGCTATTAGAATAACAGGCAAAAACGAAATAGATTTACTCAACTGGGCGCAAGATATGCAGCCGGACTTCATCGTGAGCCGCTCAGATGATGCAGTGCAAATTGTTTACACTGACGGGGATTGCGGGCTTATGATATTTACCGGAATTTGCGAGGTCTTTGGCGATTGCGGTATTAGTATTGAGACCATCAGCGCTTATTGCGACATAGCAGACGGGGATTTGACGACGGTCTTAAACCTTATACGCGAACCCTTTTAAGAGGTTTAAGATAATGATTATATTTAACTATAGCAGTAAGAAAGAATTGAAAGAAAACGTGGGCCGCCGTCTTGACTATATTGAGACCAGTATATTCGGGCCTGAATACGTAACTAACGGCGTTCTAACAGGGGCGAATCGTCCCCATATAACCGGCAAGGGTCGCGAGTTCTTTGCGAATGTAACCCTGCAGGACGGATTAATAAAGGCGGTGAAATAATGCTAACTAACTACAAGGGAAACAGCGCCCACCTTAAGGCGCTGAAGCTTGCACGAATAGAGCAACACATAGCAGACGGCGTGGTGTATCTGTCATTGTCATTAGGTGTTGTCGCTCTGTTTACGTTCCTCAATTGGGCTATGATTGCCCGCTATGGAGTCTGAAACAATGCGACAAATTAAAGAACTAATCTTCACGGGCGAACACCTTAGACTTATCACAGGGGCCAGCTATAGCATTTACGCGGTGTCGCTGATTACGGGCATGAGTAACGCCACACTATACCGGAGGCTCAAGGGTCGGGAGGAAATAACTGATTGGGATATCACACCGGCCAGTGAAAGGAACCCTGAGCGATACGGTAAAAAGGCGCGGGAGCGGTCACAGTTCAACAAGTTGGAAAGTGAAGCAGATAGATTGTCTGCCGCTTGGTTGCGAGTGGCGCTATGTTAGCTACGGCGCTACGGTTTGCGATAGGGTTTGCAATTGGGTATAGTGTAGCGTACTGTTTTACAACATTAATCAACTAAGAGGTATACAAGATGGATGAGCATGGCGACGAACATTTAACGTGGGACGATGAAAGCCCTGAGCTGGAACAATGGGAAATAGAGGAGGCGCTAGCAGATGAGCGCGGTGATAATCAATGGCTAGAGGATAATTAAAAATGATGGATATTATAGAGCTGATAGATAAAGCTAAACAATGGCACCACGACCGCAACTTGATAGATGGGTCTACCGATGCGGCACAGCATACAAAACTGGTCGAGGAGGTCAAAGAACTAGAAACGAATATATTGCTCTCTCAGCCAGTTGCTGATGATATAGGAGATATCCTAGTGGTTCTTATCAATATCGCCACACGGAACAATCTGAGCCTATCTGAGTGCCTTCAGGTGGCCTATGAGGATATAAAAGATAGAAAAGGTAAAATGGTGGATGGTGTGTTTGTAAAAGAACGCACTGTAAACGAGGTAGACAGCGATTACCTCAGAGGCTTTGGGATAGGGTCAGGAGAGTCACTAGAGGCCCTTACAAGCTACGAGAAGGGCTTTAGAGCAGGTCTAGTACACAAACAAGGGAGCAAATTATGAGCTGGGTAATCTGGGGCAAACATTTATCTATAGAGTGGCGCACAGGCACAGGGCTTGATCTTGAGTTTGTCGACAGTCGGCCAGTGTATACGCAAAACAGCTTGACGGGGGAAATAGAAACAATGCCCTTTCAAGGGTGGATCTTGCTTTTGCCCTGTGTTATAATTAGCTGCGGCAATGTATACACATTTACAGAGGATGATAGCGAATGAGTAAAATAAAAGAATGGATAGGCTATGACTATAAACCTATTGAGGAAGCAGTGCCCTACATGATTCAGGAGCTAGTTGATCATGAGATGTACAGAATGACACTAGATGAGGCAAAACAGCGGGTAGAGGACAGCGTAAGGGCCTATTATCACGCTCAAAGCACAGATCTAGTGCTCCATAAACATAAAAAGGTGTTTAGCAATGAGTAGATGCAAAGCGTGCGACCAGATATTGACGGAATATGAGCTAAAAAAGAAAGATCCTGTAAATGTCAACCTATTTCTTGACCTTTGTAACACTTGTTCGCAGTACTCCAATGACGCATTATTTGATGGAGATGGAAATACTGGTGAATTAGATGCAGATAGTCTTGACAGTTTGGTAAATATCGCTTATAATACTTAAGTAAGCCAAGGAAAGTTTTAGAATAATCTTTAAAGTTAAACACTAAAGGGTACTTAAGTACCCAAAACCAACCTAAAAGGTAATTGTTATGGCAGTAGTAGAAGGTAAATTAGCATTTGAGAACCTAGACACTCACGAGATGTATCAAGGTCAGTCCACTGGTAAGTATTCGGTGGTGATTAGTGTCTCTGATACAGTAGCTGATGATTTAGCAGCTAAGGGTGTCAAAATGCGAGAGTACGAAGGCACAAAGCAGCGTAAGTTTAGCACCAAGTACGATGTGCCTGTGGTCAACATTGATGGTCAGCCCTTTATGGGTCGAATTGGTAGAGGATCGACTGTCCGGTTGTTATGGGCCGAAGGTCAGCCACATCCAGTCCACGGCACGTCAACCTACCTAAACAAGATCAAGGTACTGGAAGTAGCAGAGCAGGAAGAAGGCGAGGACTTTTAATGGAAGCGGAGTCCACATTTGTCCAACATGAGTCATGTCCATCATGTCACTCAAAGGATAACTTGGCTAGGTACTCCGATGGACACGCCGTCTGTT